TCCGCCATCCCTAACACGCGGAGGCGTTCTTCCCCGGTAAGATCACGGAGGACTGGATGCAATTCTGCGGCAGCGACAGGGGCTTCTTCAGGTACAACTTCGCCATTCCCTGGAGTAGGATTGTTAATCGCAGGATCGCTGGGAGGAAGGGCAACGGCAGTTACGTCACCCGCTTGAGGAACTTGCTGTCCTATGTTAATATATTTAGCCGCAGCTTCACTACGCCGCGCACGATGAGCGCCACTCGATCGTTCATAATACTTATCAATGAGCTCAGCAGCCTCTGTGGCACTACCAGCATTAAGAATAGCATCCCGCTGTTTAATAGACATACCAGCCGCAGCGGGATTTTCCATTTCCCAAAGAACGAATTGGGCCTGCTCCGCGTGAGTAGCCTGATGAGGCTCTTTCCCAAACTGTTTTTTGAAGTTATCACGGCGCTCATGGCGCCATTGAGCAATGCCGCTTGCAGTTCCACCATCGCCAAGCGCACCGCCATACCCACCTTCAACATCGAAGTTACCAAGAAAGCCTGCGACTACGTGAGAGGCCAGGCCACCTTGGGTAAGTACATCACCAACAGCTTTTTGCTGCCCCTCAGCTGCAACAGTACCGCCTACGCCGGAAGGTCCAGCAGCAGCAACAGCCCTATTACTACGAAACGTTCCATCAGGATCAAGCTGCGCAAACACATCTTCAGGCCGACTACGCCCAAAGACTTCCCCGCCAGCCTGCCGGAACCGCTCGCGTATCGCGTCCTTCTGCATTACCTTTTCCGCATCACCAAGCGCGGGGTTTAGGTCAACCGTATCGAGGGAAAACGCCAGCGTTGTCTCATAGCTATCAACGTCATCGACGATAGCCCTCGAACCTTCATCGGCAATTTTGCCAATATCACTAAGCGCCCGAGTTGCTAGTGCCTGCGTCTGCACCGCAGTTGCGTTATCCGTAACGCCGTTCCGTATCCTTCCCATGCCGAGCATGAAGTCGTTGACGAGTTCCCCGTCATAGCCAAGCTTACGATATTCATCGGCCACGCTATTCGCTCGATCGGTATAGTCAGCATCAATCGACTGGGAAAATGTAAACGGGTCCATGTCAGGCGCACGACTACGTTCTTCAAATTCAGCTTTAATCTTATTGTTTTCTTCCAACAGCCGCTTCTGCAACTCAAACTGCTGGTGCGCTTTTATACCCGAGTCAATATTATCGCCGAGAGATTGGATGCCCCGCTGTAACGGAGTAACGTCAATCGTCGAAGCGCGAGTGAATGTTGCGCGCCCCGCAGGTGCACTGGTTCTGGTATTTCTACGAACTTCCATTAACCAAACCTCTTCTTAAGCTTACTACCACCGACCAACGATTTACCCTGCGAACTGCCCGCAAAACTACCGGCGAGTCCAATCGCACTACCAGCCGCCCCAAGCAGCCCTTGCCGTTTTGCATTAGAGGCCTCTGCGCGAAAGTTTGACGCTTCCCGGAAATTTGCATTAGCTGCATCGGCCCCTGCNCGNGCGGTGTCACGCACCTCAAGATTACCTATGCGAGTTTCAAGTGCCCGCGCCTGCCCGAACGAGCGGCTACCCACGTCGAAGCCGGATGCCGATTGCGATGCTGTAAGTGCGCCGACACGGCCAGCATTTTCCTGTGATAGCCGCATAGCATTTGCCTGTGCCGCTTCCGACTCGCGATTACCTTGGGCTGTTGCAGCATCTGCGTTGTTCCGCGCCACAGCCGCTTGGTAATTGCCTTGCGAAATAGCCGTAACCGCACCGATACCAGCTGTTGCTACAGCCGCGATACCACTAGCGCTTGTGAGAAAACCCCCAATAGCGGGGAGAAGAAGAGGTGCAAATGCCATTATTTTTTCCTCATGATAAGCATCAACGTGCTTTCATATTCAATAGTTTGACCAGTCTGCTCAAAGCCGTAGAAGGCGGCGAAGCGATACGCGGTAGCATCATCGTCATCAACTGCGGTAAGGGTTCCGCGAGGGATGGCGTCCTGCTTACGCCGGAAGTCTATTAAGTCTTTCATGCTCGCGGTTTTCGCCAGCGCGAACCAAAGCCAAGGAGGCTCGAAGTACGAAGAATAGATAAGCCCAATAATCCCGGCATTGCCGAGGCGATACGCAACTTGACTTGCGGCAAGCAGTTCATCCCCGTTAGCAAGGCGCATGTCTTTACTCGCCCGCTCACTCCAGTCCATATCGGGTATCTTGTTTATAGGAGTCATTTTAATATTGCCCTCTCAGGTAGCCACCCTAAAATTCGTATGCGTTTATGCAAAGTCTTATAAGTAACCTTACAACGAACATCACGCGCCCAAGCTGCAAGTGTTTTAGTTTCATTAAACAAAGTAACTAAGACCGGCGCACTTGCTTTAGTTTTAACTGGAGTTTTCATTGCTTCTTTTAAGGGCCAGTTCCGCCGTAATCGGAGTCTTAAGACTGCGTCGCTAACAACGCATCGAGGATCATCTGCCCACTCAGAAATTGTTTTACGTTCATTCCAGGCCTTTATAAAAATATTATTAGAGCGGTTATTAGCGTTTTCTTTTGCAGTACTCCATCTACAATTATCTGGGGAATAGCCCTTTTCATTATCAATTCGGTCTAATTGGAGTGAGTCGTTAAAACCAGCGTCTATGGCCCACTCATAAAAAGTGTCAAAAATTACCCAAGAAACACAAACTTTAATTCCACGCCCTCCGTAAAACGAAAAATTAACTGCGTTGGGGTTATTGCAACGAGCTCGCATTCCATACCAAACTTTTCTCAGTTTTTTATAATCTCTATTCTTCGTCATCGCCAAGCTCCATTGTTTGCACGAGACTTAACAGTGTGGCTGGTAGAGGATCGTCGAGGAGAAAATAGGTATAAGACTCTTCATCCCACGTGCTGCCGATAGGCGTCTGCGCGAGGCCGGTAAGTGGCCGAACAGGATTGCCCCATGGTTCGTCAGATCGAGCTGGAAATTCATATACACTATCGTAGGAGTCGCCTACTTTCAACGCCCGACTGTTGTTCAACCGCATGGAGACAGCTACTATACGCTTTCTCCGCGCCTCAATATTTTCGCCGGGGACAATCAGCGGAAGCGTTCTTGCGCGGCAAGTATAGGACAGCCCGATGATAATCCGGCTTGCTGGTTCCTCAAGCGTTATCATTCCGTCAGTTACAACTTGATTAGGTATAACACTTCCGTCAGCGAGGATTGCAGCAGTTTCCCCCTCAAGATGCTGCAATCCCCCCACTGACGAAACGGGTTTTGTTAAAGACCAATTACCAGTGGTTATCGGAAACGTATAAGCGTCTTCGGTTTCCGGAACCCACTCGGTAGGCTCAATTACGCGGAGTAACTCAGCGCGCCCTGCCGTAGCGGAGGTTACGCGCCAGCGCCCATTAGCCGCACGAAGAACGTAATCCTCCATTCCGAGAAAACTTCCGCCCGTAATAGTCGCATAGTCCCCGTTATGCACTATGATAGTGCCAGCAGGATAGTCAAGAGGATACTCCAGCCCGCAGTCAACGCACCAAGCATCTTCTGTATTTACGAATTGCCGAAGGTCAAGTCGCTCGATAAACTTAGTCCAGCGATTATTGATGAACCGTTCAGCCATGAGGTAGACACGATCCTGCTCCCCTTCCCGAACAACGGTAACGTCAGTATATCGCCCTTTCGTTTCGCAAGGAGTCCACGCGAATACATCTTCCTCAGAGACTGTAGTGAACGCAAGAAGCTTTCCATCTTCCCGCACACACCAAACAACCTTGTAAGGCGACTCTTGAAACGCCCAAGCTTTAATAGTTTTGTCCTTGCCGAATAGGTGGCTGGAAAGGATGCTACGATCTTGCCCGCTGTACACGCGGGAAAACTCGTTATAGAGTAACTCACGAACTGCGAAACCTTTGCCTTCTGTGTACAGGAGAGAGGCCCCTACCCGAATGGGCGGCAGTCGGCTAACGCCGGTATAGGTTTGCGTTTCCGCAAGGGCATTTGTGGCTGTTAGTGCCTCGTTAGCGCCCCCACCGTTTACAAGCCAAATATGATCAGCAGTCATTGCAAGCATCCCGCCCCGCATCCCAACGAGGTGGCGGATAGGGGAGACGCTGTTACTGTCAAGCGTGAACTGAAAGCCATCAGTGCCGACTAGAATTTCGGAGGTGTTGAAATTACTAAACCTCCGTATCTGACTGCCCCAAATAGTTATCGGGTCTTCAAGCGAACTCGCATAGATTTGCCGTTGCTGGAAGATGAGACTTACGTTAGGATAGATGCCGGTAAGCGCCCGCGCAGTTGCCGTAGCTGTAGCACCACTACCAGCGCCCGCAAAGGATATCGTAGGATTGACATAATCTTCCCCGCCGTTCTCAATAATTACATTGACAACCTTACCTGAGTCGTCAACAATAGCCCGAGCGGCAAAGTTGCTACCACCACCACCAGCAGAAACGGTCGGCGCGCTTGTGTAACCAGTTCCGCCCGCAGTCACTTGTACCGTAGTAACCGCTCCCGGGGTGAAAGGGGTGTGATTTGTTGGAGCCGTTTTGCCGAAGTCAGGCACAATGTTAGGGTCAGTGAATTTAGTGCCTTGCGTTTTACCTACATAACCAAACTCACTACCGAGGGATAACACCTCGGAAACGCTAATAACGCTGCGATATACGTTATAGGAAACCGCTTCCGCAGCACGCGCCCAAGTTACGCTAACTGAACCCTCTACGGCAGCGTAGTTGACTATAGAGGACAGTCGGAAAGGATCGCCCATGATGCTTTCACTGCCGTCCTCGTATACAGAGGTAACAGCGAAGAGAACCTGTGCACTACCTGCGGTACTGGTAGAACTTCCCGTAATTGTCGGGCCTTGGGAAAACGCGCTTATCTCTACTATGGCTAGGCTCCAAGAAGCTTCAGCCAACCGCGTCAACTCATACGGCGGAAAGTTCACCCCAGTTATCTTCACCACATCACGATAATGCTGGAAGTTTAACTCGTAAAGAGCGGCTGCCGCATAGGGCGATACAAGTTCATACACCGCTTGGTAACTCGTAAAGCTAACAGACGATGCAACCTCATTCCCAGGTATCGTGTAAATATTAAACGTATTAGTGGTTACATCAGCCACAGCGTAGCTAATACCGCCAACCTTAATCCAGCGGCCCTCTGTCAGCCCGTGCGCTGTGGCTGTGACAGTCCCGCCTAATACAGTACAACTAACCGAGGCTTCAAGAATATAATTGCCCTCTTGGAGAATGCGGATATAGTAATCCCCGAAAAGGATTATATGCGTATCTTCTTCTTCGACAGAAAAGCTGAAAGGGAAGTACCGCGTCTCCAGCGTATCGCTTTTTACAAACTCAATGAACTGCGAGCCGGGACGTGTGCTAAGCCCGCCACGATAATCAACAAAAAAGTTTGTCGCTTCTGACATACCGAGATCGAACTTTGTGAGATCGGTACGTCCGTAGAGCGTTGGGGAAATTTCCCCCGCTATAAAGGCGTACTTAGCAATATCATTCGACATTGAGGAGGCCCCCTACAGGGTAAAAGAATTGTGACTGCGTTGGGTTTAGATAGCCCCTAGCCGCAATCCAGTCGGGAATATGCTCGTAATACTGATTGGGCTGGTTCGCAGAATTAACGCGGGCGGCAAGAATGAGCTGATTAGCGCGGTCTACTAGCGTTGCTGTTAGTCTAGTCTTCCCGCTAAGGGGCTGNGCAATATGTCCGGCAAGACCGTAGACAATCGCCATTAGAAGATTATTTGTCCATAGCGCGACATTATCCTGCGAGGCTGTGTATCGCAGGATTGGTTCGGCTGTGTTGCATTGCAACAGCTTCACGCCATCTTCGGTAGTCAACTCAAACGGCGCGAAGTCTTTTAGATATTGCGGGCGGAGACAATCCGCAGGTAGCGCGAAAGAATACTGATACCCAGGTGAGGGATCGCCCTGCACCCACGCAACTGTGGTTTGTTCAGCCTTCCGCGCAAGTCGGCTATGCGTAGTTGCCTCGGGCCAAGGTGCAGCTTCCATGACTTGATCCCTCACGAGGTCATACCACAGTCTACACACCTCGGCCCGACGCGAGTTTTCAGTTGGTGACGATACATTGGCCCGTTCGCCCACTGCGTTCAACGCTAAGTTGTACACGCCAATCTCAGAATTTATCGCCACCAACTGAACTCCCTACTTAGACTTCGCCGCCGACTTCTTCGCCACCGGCTCGTCGTCGTCTTCAAGGACTTTCGTCCCCTTCGGCAGGTCCCAATCGTCAGGGACAGTATACTCCCCAGGCTTCCGCAACTGGNTATCNGGNCCGAAGAACGAATTGAAAANTTTAATTTTCATTAGTTNGCTCCTTCAGGATAGNCCTTGTGGCTTGGAGGATCGAGCGTCAAGAACGCGTTGATCGCACCAGCGGTCACGGTAGTTGTGCCGACGATAGCAAGGACGCCGAGGAACTCCTCGTAAACATTGCCCTCGAGAGGCAACGCCACAACAGCGATAAAATCGCCAGCATCCAAGGCGTTAAGCGCATCATCATCGGTCACAAAGGTTCCCGTGTCATAATGCACCGTAGCACTACCATCCACAGCAATCGCTGCCGTGCTGTCGGAGACAAGCTGGAACTTAATCGTTCCCGCCACACCGCCAGTAATGATGCTTGTCGAGCAAGATAGAACGAGGTAAATGGGCTGACCACTACCTACGTCCCGCGCAACGCTAAGCGGGATTTGATCCCCGATCAGCGCAGTACCTGCCGCTGCGGCAACACTAGCCGCATCAGCAAATTCATTTCTTTCGTCCATAATCATATCAAATCTCCTTATGCTGGAACCAGCGCTTCGTTAGCAGATAGCGCGTCAACGCGATGGAGTGGAATACTCTGCCACGTATCGACACGAACGCCCGCAACTTCTTCGGCTGTTAGATTATCTTTCAAGGTTGAAAGTTGCTTGCGGAACATAGACTTGATACCACGATCCATGTAGAACACAGGGCGGCCCATGCTCAGGTTAGGAACCCGCTCGATAGCATCGAACGCCAACGAAGGAAGGTTAGCGCTGCTACCAGTGATAGCCGCGTTCAACTCCGAACGATCAATGTTAGCGATACGAACGAAATAGCGCCAGTCACGAATGGTCAAGCCACCGTCCCAGCGATAGTGCGAACGATACGCTTCCATCCGGCCATTGTTACCGTCGATATTCTCGATGGTCACCTGACCTTTGTCGCTCATTTGCAAGCCAGCTGAACTACCCTTTGGCACGATGCCGAAGCCGGTGTTTGGTCCCCAAACAGCGAGCCAAATAGAGGCGTTATCCGCACCAGCACCGCCACCGTGGATAACATTCTCCGCAGCTGCGTGCCCTGACCTGGCGTTGTAGCGAGGTGCCAGACCCGTGAAACGCTCTGGATAGATTGTTTCATCGCCGTAGAAGATGGTTTCAACCATCGACTGGTTCATACCTTCGATATGCGGAAGGTCTTCCGACAGGCGAAACGAAGCCGTGTTTCCGTTGAGGTCGGCAAGTGCCTTATCAACTTCCGCGTAGGCTTCCAGCATACCGCAGTTATCGGTGACCTGTGCGGTCGTCGATTTGGTAGGCTGAACGCCGCCGTATAGCTTGCGCCACGTTGGCTCAGGAATACCGGTGCGGACAGTTGTCCGATGGCCGGTTGTGAGATTGCCCTCTTGGAAAGTCATGTCCATGAGAACTTCGTTAGTCTGATTTAGTATCTCAACAATGTCTGCGATACTGCCGTCGGGATTGCTCCGTTTCGCCAGATCGAGAAGAGTTGGATTAATTGCAGATAGTGCTGCCATTTACTTATCCTTTCATACTCGGAAACATACGGGATGCAGCTGAGTCTTCGGCGTTCGCTGGCGCGCCCGAGATTGGGCCACCTTCATTAATCTTTTGCGCTATCGCGTGAAAGAAGCGCACAACGTGAATGTTGTTGCCCGCTCCTGTCGCAGCCATAACACCCGCGAACTCCTCATTCCCAAACTGATCGACAAGGCGCTGAATGCCTTGGAGGTTACTTTGAAATTTTTCGCCCCCAATTTCTGGGTCATTCTTCACTTCGTCTTGCCACTGCCGCTGCTGGTCTTGGAACTGCTGGCTTGCCGCTTCCGACGCCTGTCCTGCTACCTTGGCTTGCAGATCGACCAACGCTTGCGCGCGGTCTTTCGGAGAAGCTTCCGTGTCGTTTAAGACGGTCAGAAGCTCTTCGCGAATTTCATCAGGGACTTCCATCCCTTCAGGGAACGTAATGTCGTCAGCGACAAGAGGCTCGGGCGCATCCGCTACAGGTGCATCGTCCTCTTTCGGCTCACCGGAGATAAGGCTTTCAGGCTCAGCCGCCGGGGTATCCGGCTCGATCACTACCGGCTCTGCTGGCGTCAAGTTCTCCGTCTCTATCACTTCGCTCATCACTATGTTCCTTCATCATTTTGAGATACCCTTCCGGTGACGCGGAAGTTATCGCTTCTAAAATCCTATTCCCCACGTTCAACTGACCACAGTTAAACGAAGTTTGCAGCGCGTTGTGGGCGAAAGGCTGTGTGTTTACACTCCCGACTTCCAGCAACCACCAGAGAAACTTACGGCCCTGCTTGTGCTTTTGCAGGGCGAGGATGGCATCCTCAATCGCAGTCTCATCTTCCTTTTGCCAACGCGCTTTTATTTTGTTCTCATTCGCCATATCATAATCCGTTAGGGTTGTAAAGAGCCATATGTTAGCTGGCTGCTAGTAGTTGTTGNAGTGCGTTAGACCCGCCGCCTACGTCAGTTGCACTAAGCTGTTGCGCCGCATCGACAGCTACCGCGCCNTGTTGCACCGCCTCTTCCTGCGCCTGCTTTTGCTGCGCCGCTTCCCGCTCGAACGCAAGCTGTTCACGAGATTTAACGTCCCGCGCTTCAACGCCAATAGCTTCGCCGTAGTTACGGATGAGTTCTTCCCAATCCGGGATGGCAACAACTTCAGGCGCTATCGGCGCGATGTTACCGATTAGCTGTAGCCAGCGTTCAGTTGGCGCGGCGGAGACGGCCCGTTGAGCTGTTGATAGGATTGAGACGTATTCAATCTCAATCGGGTAGCCTTCTTCGAGTTCGGCTGGCGGATTGGGGAGGAGGCCCCGGCGCTCCATGACTGAGTAAATACGATTGATCGCAGGGGTTAGCGCTTCCTTCTCAAACCGATCGAGTACGCTGCCGAGGAGAACTAGTTTCTCTTCCCGCCGAGCGTCTATCTCAGTTGCGCTCCGCACAGTATCGAGTTGGGAAATCATACGGAAGAGATCATTGTGGAGTGTCTCGCGGATGCGCACCTGCACCTCGCGAATGTCCTCCGTCATTTCCTGCAGCGGCGGCTGGATTTGGTAGAGCGGTTTCGCGCCTACATTGTTCTGGCCGCTGACGTAGGTGATGCCGTTGGGGAGCAACGCGGTCGGCCGATGCTGAAGCTGCACGTCCGCCACGATAGGAGGGTTGATTACCTTGTCGATGCCCTGGGCTTTGCGCTTTGTTTCGTGCTGGAGCTGGATAACGTCAGCCAACGCGTCCATCGCAGGCGATGTTCCATAGGCATCATTGCCGGTAACTTCCCAGCGGGCGAACACGCCGAGGAGTTCGTTGAAGCCCTTGCGCCGAAGCACCTTGCCGGATGCAAGCGCACTAGGCTCCCAATACGTTTCGGTGTATGCGAAGTTTGTGTCCCGGCGGCCCGGCTCAATAAGGTGCGCTACCTTATGCAGCTTCAACGCGGTAGCGCCGCCGTTAGCAGCGGCTGTTGCGATCTGCTCCGTGCAATTTTCCGCGCCGAACTGGTTCACCATCTGCTTGGCCGACAGCTGTATTTCACGGGCAAATGTATCAACAGTAAAGCGATGGCTTTGGCCGAAGTAGAACTCGCCGAGCGCGGGGTTGTAGCAGTGGATTACAGTATCGTCATCCTCGTAGATCAACGACGCGGCAGAGCCGAATGTCGATAGGTCGAGGTAAAGCGTTGCCATGCTGGAGTAGAAATTGCTTTCCGCCATAACGGCGAGCATCCGGCGAGCAACGTCTTCCTGCCAACGGGCGACCTCGTTGGAGGTTTCTTTCAGCCCGGCTATCTTCAACCGCATCCACGGACGGGAAGGGCTTGTGATTGCGTTCATCATGCCGGAGGCGAGGGTGCGAACTGCGCGAGTACCCGTGCTATCGAGGATATATTGGTTCTTCGCGTTCTGCGCCCGCTGATTTTCGTTATCGCTTTGTAGCCAGACGTACCGCGTTGGGAGGTAATAGTTGGCAAGTTCGCGCCAGAGATGCCAGAACGAACTCCGCGATAGGCGAAGCTCGGTGAGCACTTCATTCAGGCGTTGCGCCTCTTTGCTTTCAATGTCCACGCCCTAGCCTCCGATCAAACTAACGCGCTGCGTTTCAGGCTTGCGTTTAAGCCCTTGTGCAGAAGTGCTGATTAGTGAGTTGGATTGCTGCGCAAGACTGTCCCCATCATTCGCGGCATCGGCCTCAATAGGCGATATAGCCGGGTTGGCAGGCGGCGGCGTTTTGGGTATCTTTGGTTTCATAAAGCTCATGGGAAGCTCCTAAAAGATTTGTTTTGTATCAGGGCTGCTGAAGTCACCAGTG